ATTTTTTTCTTAGTATCATCCCACTCATTAATTTCCTTACATAACTCTACTACTTTAATTAATCTCTCATGTGGATCTTCAATATTATCGTAGCTCTCATCCCAAAAATCACTAAATGTTTTATATCCCATGCTACGAAGATTTTCTAAAGTTTTATATGGACCAACTAATACAAATGGTTGTCTATGAACCATTGGTTTAAATATCTTTTCTGTATTAAAAATATCCGAAGTTATAAAATTAGTTTCAGTAACAACACTTATTAAACTACTTTGATAATACGTATCAAGCGGCCCATATAATAAAGCCATTTCAGCAGATCCTTTAAATTCATCTAATTCTAAAGGTAATGTAGATTCTATAGAATCTAAATAAGAATCTGTTATATCATATTTTTCGATTAACTTTTTATCCAATAAATCTCGCAATACATTTTCTGATGGTAATCCGGATTGTTTATTTAAGGTAAAATAACTATCATCCATTAAATTATGTATATTCCATAATAAAAATAAATTAATACGTTGCCACCTATGTACCCTATTTAAACATAAAAAAGTTTTTTGTATTTTAGTAAAATCTATATTTTTTGGTAATGCGACATTTTCTTTGGAATTTGTATACTCATAAATGTGTCTACTGGACAGCCACTCAAAAAATTCTAAGCATGAAATATTCATACCTTTTTCTAAATTTATACCATTTCTAAAACAATAATCTTTATATTGTTCTTTACCATTAGTATTACCAGTTTGTAATATTACTTTACTAAGTGGGATTTTTTTAAGATAAACATATTTATGGATAGTATAAATTATTGAATCATTAATAGCACATTCATTACCTAAATCCAAAAATAAATATCCATTTCTACCACATATACTATTATAAACATTTGTAGACATTGAAGTAGAAGCTAATATATCAATTTCAGGATTCATCGGCCATTCATTAATATCTACTGTTATTCTTATTGGATAAATAAATAAATCATTATCATTCAAAGTAAGTGTAGGAACACAATCATACCCACCCACTTTATTAAAAAATTCATAGGTACCATTATCTATTTCTAATTCAGACAACGGTCTATTAAAATTTTGATTATTAACCAACGGAAACGTGGGTGAAAAATAATCAAAAGATACTAATATTCTATTCATAATTTATTTATGTTTGGTCTAAAGGTTGACAATAAATCAGTTTGGGTCTATAATAGAGTCTTATTCAGTTGAAAGTTGTGCATGGTTCGAACGAAAGCTACAATAATTTGATAGCCAAAATTTGACAATAAATGGATTTGGCGCTATAATAGAATCTTAGACAGTAAAGAAAAGGACTACGAAATGACTACAGAATTCAAATCTTGGGAAGAGTTGACACAGTTAGAACAAGCCCGAGAACTTTACTGGGACATGTACAAGGACGCTTACGGTGTTCGCCCCCGTGGTGTTGACACCTCACACTGGACCCTTGAAGATTTTGAAGCTGAGTTTGAAGGACTTGGTGTAGCTATCGAGGCCGAAGAAAAGGTCCGTGTTGCATCAGAACAACACTCAATTTTCTCTTTTGAGAAAAGGGTTAGTGACCTGATCTTTTCAGGTGCTAAGGACCGTGCAACAGCAATTCGCTGGATCCACGAAGCCGAGGACACCCAAGGTGATGATGAGTACTTGTGCTATACTTTGGGCTTGCCCTATGGGTATTTTCGTAAGGCCGCTTAAGGCACAAAATTTGACAATAAATGGATAACGTGATACAATACTTGTATTGACACTGAAATAAAGGAAACAAATGTCTACTATTCGCATTCTCTCTGGCTCTTATCGTAAACAATCTGTAGTCAATACAGAATTTACATTAGTTAAAGGTTTTCAGACCGGTGCTAAAGGTGGTTATGTGACTGTTAAAAATGACGGTCAATTCGCAATCAACATACCTGAAGTTAAGGTACTTGTTGATAGTATCAATGAAATTGAATTTTTAAATGGAGATAACGTGATAGCTAATACAGTAGAATTTAAAAAAGAATCAGTTAAAGAAACTGAAACAGAAGCAATGGACCGCATTGCGGCTCGTTTTGAGGTCCTCGATGAAATGTCACGTGCGGCAATCAATGGTGACATTCGTGCTATGATTGTATCAGGCCCGCCCGGTGTCGGTAAATCATATGGTGTTGAGACACAAATGGAAAAAGCAAGTATGTTTGACAAACTTGCAGGTAAACGTGTTCGCTTTAACATTGTTAAAGGTGCTATGACTGCATTGGGTTTGTATGCTCAATTGTACAAATATTCTGACACTAAAAACGTGTTGATTTTTGATGATTGTGATTCAGTTTTTACTGATGACTTGGCATTGAACATTCTGAAGGCCGCATTAGATTCAGGCAAGACTCGTAGAATCTGCTGGAATAGTGATAGTCGTTTGTTGCGTGAAGAAGGTATCCCGAATACTTTCAACTTCAATGGTAGTGCTATCTTTATCACTAACTTGAAGTTTAGTAACTTGAAATCTAAGAAATTGCAGGACCACTTAGAAGCATTGCAGTCACGTTGTCACTTTCTGGACCTGACTATTGACGGTGATCGTGATAAGATGTTGCGTATCAAGCAGGTGCATCGTGATGCTAATGGTGGTTTGTTTAGTGATTATGATTTCACAGAAGAACAATCACAAATGGTAATTGACTTTATGTGGGACAATCATACAAAACTACGTGAAGTGTCCTTGCGTATGTGTTTGAAGATTGCTGACTTAGTGAAGATTAGCCCAAATAATTGGAAAAATCTTGCACGTACAACGTGCATGAAACACGCATAACCCTGCAGTGTGCGTAGAGGCAACGTCAATAAGTCCTCTCCGATAAAGGAGCATTGCTCCTTTAACCATTATGTTTGTAAATACTGTTTGACTGTGATATAATAAAGAATGGATTTTAAGACACTTGAAGATGTTGGCACCTTTATGCTTATCAATATACGATTAAGCAGGTATGACCTACAGTTTGTAAATAACTTAACCAATATGATTGTCATAAAGAATACAATTACTAGTAATCAGGATAGTCTTTTTAGAAAGATTGCAGTAAAATACCGCAGGCAGTTTACACAACAAAAATTTGATATTGATTCATTACTTCTATTGCCTTGGAAATGCAACGTAGTAGAAAGCTCACCTCAATATACTCATGCATCCATTGCTATATTAAAAGACATTATAGTTTTTAGATCTCCGTTTAATAAGAATTTTTTAAATGCATTAAAAAAGAACCCAATATATTCAATGGAATGGCACAGGGATAAAAGACAATATGAAATTGAATACGGCCCTACAACATTAAAAATGCTATGCTCATTGAGTGCAGACCACTTTGAATCGATAGACTATTGCCCTATTACAAAAGATATTATTAATAGTCTTAGCGAATATGAATCAGTTAAATATTGGGAACCGACACTTGTATATAACAATAACTATTTCTACATAGCCGCACTTAATGAAGTATTGCACGATGCTATTAAAGATATTCCATTAACCAATGATTTAATGATGGTGGCAGATTATGTGCAATATGGGATTTCTATAAGTGATTCAGTCATAGAACACTTTATGAAAACTGAGGACCCATTAAAAATAAATCTTGCGATTACTTATAGGGTTGAATGTGATATTAAAAATTTAGATAAAACACTTAAATGGTTAAGTGAACTAGGTTGTGATGCTGTAACAGAGTCATCAAAATTTACTTCAAAACAATTATTCTCATTTTACGGCTCAGATGAGCACCTATTTGACAATTTAAAAATTGATTTAATAAAAGACCAAACTAATATTTCTGCATATAATAAACCTGTTATGATGCAATACAGAACATATGGGTTCAATGAACCACCGACCGGTTTATTTAAAATAATAAAATGTGTTAACTCAGAACCAATTAATTTAGGAAATAAATGAAGCAATGTAAGATAATTGTTAAAGATGAAGTCAATGTAAAAATTGAAGGATTAGAATTAGGCGAACGCAAAGCACTAGTGAAGTTGTTCGAATATGAGGTTCCTGGTGCAAGATATCTACCCGCAGTACGCCTTGGTAGATGGAATGGTAAGGTTAGTTATTTTAGTTTGGGGGGCAGTAGTTACATCAATTTGTTACCTGAAATACTTAATGTGATTGATAGAGCAGGATATGATATTGAGTTAGAAGATACTAGAGATTACCGGACAACATTCGAATTCACTAAAGTGTCCGAGGATACATTCAAACATAAGAATTGGCCTAAGGGTCATCCTAAGGAAGGTACTCCCGTAGAACTACGTGACTATCAAATTAGTATTGTGAATAACTTTTTAGAGAATCCACAATCATTGCAAGAGATTGCTACAGGTGCAGGTAAAACATTGATGACAGCCGCACTAAGTTATAGTGTCGAACAATATGGTCGTAGCATTATTATCGTTCCGAACAAAAACCTAGTAACACAAACAGAAGCAGACTACATTAATTTAGGATTAGATGTTGGTGTATACTTTGGTGATCGTAAAGAATACAATAAGACACATACAATTTGCACTTGGCAAAGCCTTAATAATCTGCTTAAGAAAACAAAAGAAGGTGAGGCAGATATCATGGACTTCATTGAAGGTGTTGTTTGTGTCATGGTCGATGAAGTTCATATGGCTAAAGCGGACGCATTGAAAACACTATTAACCGGAGTATTTGCTAAAGTACCTATTCGTTGGGGATTGACTGGAACTATTCCTAAAGCAAAGTACGAAGCACAATCACTATTTGTTAGTTTAGGAAATATAATTGGTAAATTAAGTGCTAGCGAATTACAGGATCAAGGTGTGCTTGCACAATGTCATGTTAATATCGTACAATTAAAAGATGACGTAGAGTTTACCAATTACCAAAGTGAGTTAAAACACTTATTAGAAGATACACACAGACTTGATGCTATTGCTCAATTGATTTTAAAGATTAAGGAAACGGGTAATGTATTGGTCCTAGTTGATAGAGTGAACGCTGGTAAGGAATTGATTAGTAGGTTACCGGATAGTGTATTTGTATCAGGAGAAACAAAACTAACAGAACGGAAAGAAGAATATGACGAAATTGCAACCAGTACAGATAAAATTATTGTTGCTACTTATGGTGTTGCCGCTGTTGGTATCAACATACCTAGGATTTTTAATCTAGTTCTCATTGAACCTGGAAAAAGCTTTGTCCGAGTTATCCAAAGTATTGGACGAGGTATTAGAAAAGCTGAAGACAAGGACTTTGTACAAATTTGGGACATAACAAGTAGTTGTAAGTTTGCTAAAAGACACTTGACTCAACGTAAAGCTTTTTATAAAGAGGCTAATTACCCGTTTGACTTAGAAAAGTTGACATACAGATAAAAATATGATAGAATAACAACATGCGTATATTAACCCTAGACAACGAATTCTATAATTTAGAAACACTACCTGATGAGATCGATGACTTGCGTTTTGCTATTTTAGATAATAGCAATCCAATTAATGTAGATTACCATTACATTCCACTAATCTTTTTAGAATCATTCAACAGCCCTGCACTCGTATTAAAAATAGGTAACAGTACTGTTAAAATGCCAATTGATTGGCAAATATTAATTGGTGAACAAGAACACGGCGACTTAGAAACATTACCTCTCACAAGTATCAATGATAGAGGATTTAATGCGTTTGAGTTTAACCCACTCACAAGTTTTAGTCCAAGTTTTGTACCGATTGAGATTGTAGATATTTACCACGATGTAACTTGGTACGCACCTCGATTGAAGAACGGACAGTTCTTGTGTGTACCCATTGATGATGGTCCTAAACCACGCTGTGTATATTTTGTAAAAGAAATTAGTCGTAACTGTGAGATTGTAGATTATAGTCAGGCATTCTAATGGCAACTAAGAAAATAGCAATACCTCAAGATGAGAAACTAGAGAATCAAGACTTCAACTTGTTTGAAGCTATTGCGGCACTAGACAAGAAAGACTATGGTTATTACGACAGACTTACTACTGAACAACAGCGAAAGTTTGTGCCATTCATGTTAATTAAATGGTTGAGCTATGTAAAGGGTTCTAGTGATGTAGCGGGATACTATGCGATGAGTACAGAGTATTATGCTAATAAATATTTCTTTAATGAGAATGTATCAAAGCATCCTAAATTACAATGGTACATGTTATGTGCGGCAAGTCCCGGTAAAGGTAAACAATATCATCAGTGGTTACCACAGATTAAAGAACGTGTTAGTTTGTTAAAAGAACCTGCACAAGTAAAAGAAATCAAAGAATACTTTACAAAGATTTATCCTAAGGCAAATAGTGAAGATTTAACAGAATATTCAAAGGCATTTGTGCAAGAGCAAAGAAAGAAAATGCATCTTGCAGAAATATACCCCCATTTAAAAATAGCAGACATAGAAGTACTAAGCCAAACGGTTACAGATGAAGATATCACTCAATACGAAAAAGACAGAGGCAACTGATAAGACAATCAAGTATGGTTGTGATTTTTGCAATAGAGAGTTCCTACGTGAATCTACTATGGCTAAACACTTGTGCGAGAACAAACAACGTTGGATGAATAAAGATATGCAAGGCAATCGTATTGGCTTTCAATCTTGGCTACAGTTTTATAAAAAGAATACTTCAACTAAAAAGGCAAAAACATATGAGGAGTTTATTCGCAGTGCTTATTATACTGCATTTGTAAAGTTTGGAACTCATTGTGCAAATATCAATGCAATAAACATTAGTAGATATGTAGATTGGTTGTTAAAAAATAACATCAAAATTGATACTTGGGTCAGTGATAGTGTCTATACAAAATATTTAATTGAGTATTTGCGTATTGAAGATCCATTAGATGCTATTGCACGTAGTGTCCAAACTACTATGGATTTAGCAGAGAAAGAGGGCATTGTACCTAAAGACTATTTGTGTTATGGTAACCCTAACAAGATATGCCATAGTATTACCAATGGGAAACTTAGTCCTTGGATGTTATATCAAAGTGATAGTGGTGTGAAGTTCTTAGATAGTTTAAATGAATCGCAGGTTAAGATGGTTATTGATTATATCAATCCAGAATTATGGAAGATTAAGTTCAATCGTGAACCAGATAATGTGAAACTAGTTAAGGAGTTATTAAATGCCGGAGGGTACTAGAGTTCGTATAACATGGAGAACAAATCATAAGTATGATATGTGGAATGAAACCTGCGCTTGGGTTATAGAAAAATTTGGTTTACCGGGAGACAAATATGAAACCCACGTAACCGAAGATTATATGGATTTTTATTTCACCGATGAGCGTGATGCTATCTTGTTTCAGTTAGCACGTGGTTAAAGTGCGACAAGTAATATTATACATTGATGTTAGTAGGACCTTAGAGATAGTGCATGAGTTAAAACAGCATGGTTGGTTCATGGGTAAAGATTTTGATTTTGCATATCATAAACCAATATACAATGACTTTAGTGGGTCTAATTGGGAACCAGAAATAGAGAAGCATACTGTGTTTACTTTTTATAATGATACTAACGCAAGTTATTTTATGTTGAGGTGGGGATGACATTAGAAGATATGGCTAATAGTGAATCATTAAGAGATTGGGTACAGGAACAAAGTAAGGCCATTCAATATGAAATGGATTGGACAATAATTGCTGATATGTTAGTTAGTTCAGGCTGGACAAGTGTAAAATTAAATCGATACCGCAATAATAAGGAAGCAGTAGATATAACACTTTGGTTAGAACAGAACTGCACAGGTGAATGGAAGAACCTAAGCACACGTTACATCTTTAAAAAGAAAAAAGACGCTGAGTGGTTCATTTTGCGATGGCAATGATATATGAACATTATGACTATGATGCTGGATGGGAAAACACCAAACCTGGCTGGTATGAATGTACAGTACGTGCCAAACATCTTGCCAAATATAATGAAATAATTAAATGGTTAGAAATCAACATAGGTAAACACGAACGTCATTGTAGATGGTGCGTAACCGATGATGACATTGTTAGCTTTAAGTTTAGATATGAAAGAGATTATATTATGTTTACGTTAAGGTGGAGTTGATGACTACAATTCCACAAATACAAGATTACGATGACGATGATCCGGAAATAGATAAACGTAGAAATCGTTGGAACTATTGGGAAGCATTAAAGAAAGTACGTAAAGAATATATGGCACAGAACAAAGAATTTGACGCATATGATTTTGAAGATTACCTAATAGGACAATATGGCTTAAAAATGAACATAGTTAATGGTAATATAACCGATGGTTATGATATTATTGACGAAAAGAAGTACCTAATATTTTTATTAAAATTCCAATGAACCAACTATTTCCCATAACCCCTTTACAAGATAATAAATTTATGTTATCATGGCCTAGATGGCAAAACATTAAACACTTTCATACAAAGAAAAAATTATTGGATGTGTTATTTGACTATATCGGCAGTGAAGAAGTGGGTATTAGTATATCAATTGTAAAAGACGAATTAGATATTATGTGGATTACATGGAACACTTGGGCACAAGATGTTAATGGTGACTATGCTACCTACTTAGAAGATATGTATGAGATTAAAGGTGTGGCATTCAATAGTGAAAATGAAGCAATAAAATTACAAGATTACTTAGAGAAGAAATATATTTGGAAAACATTACAGGCGTGATATGGCAAATGACATTATGATTGACATTGAGAGTTTAGACACAACACCTAATTGTGTCATACTAACCATAGGTGCAGTAAGATTTGATCCTAAAGGTAGTGGAGTGGTAGAACGACTAGAATTACGCCCTACCATCGAGGATCAAACAGAAATTTATAATAGGAGCATTAATGAAGATACCCTACGTTGGTGGAGTGAGCAAAGTTCTGAAGCAATTGAAGAAGCTATGGGAGACGGCGGACGAATACCATTTGCTGAATGCATGGAGATCCTTTATAAGTTTTGTTGGAACCGTCGTGCTGTCTGGAGTAACGGTGCTTCCTTCGATTGTGTCGTTATGGAGTCTGCTTGGCGGCAAGTAAGTGATAAGCCAAATCCTATACCTTGGCCTTTCTGGTCTATCAGAGATACACGTACCTTGTACGAGATTGCAGGCGTAAGTCTTAAAGACGGCGGACATACTACAAGTCACAAAGCAGTTGAAGATGCCGAAAGACAAGCTATTGTTGTTCAAAAAGCTTATACTAAGTTAATTAAAGCAGAATTGGTAGCACCCCCAAAATGATATATTGCATTGGAGATAGCAATACTGCCGGCACAGAGTTAATAGACCAGGAACATTTTAAAGATTCTTATCCCGGAGTGTTTGATAAAGAATATATGGATACATTTCTATATGCTGAATGGTGGAGAATACATGCAGTAAAATTCTATAATACCGGAACATTGAAAGAAAAAATTAACAGGAACAATAGAGAAAAACTAAAAGCATGGCCTGCTAAATTAGAAAAAATATTAAATATACCAGTAATAAATTCTGCATTTATGGGAGCATCTATTGAATCGGTTGTTCGAAATGCCATAACAGATATATTGAATTCCAAAATTGATATAGAATTAATAATTCTACAATGTCCACCTGCAGAAAGAGTAGAAGTATCATATCTAAATAAAATTTATAGTATCTCAACAGCTAATGATAAACATTGGATACCTGATATTAATAATTTATTAAAAATATTAACTACTATTGAAACTGACTATTCGTTGCATCGCCGATATTTATTTAGCTTGATGCAAATGCATGATTTTTGTAAGGTTAAACAAATTAAATTGTTATTGGTTCCGGTAAACAAATTTTATTTGAATTTTGATAAACAATTAACTTATTTAAAAAATCATATTGATGAATCAATGTTTCCAAATACAATGACTGACGAAGTTGAAAAAATATCACAAAAGGTGTATGCGCCGGGAGGACATTTTACAGAAATAATCCACGAATCTTTTGCAAAAAGTTTAGCTGAATATATTAAAAAACAAGGATTATTATGAGAATAGACAGTGACATTGATATTGACTTTGGTGATAGAGATAAGTTATTACAACTTATCAAACACACACCTGCCGCAATGCGTAATGCTAACCCTATGCGTAAACACGCCACTGGGGTTTATATTACAGACATTCCATATGACCCGGTCAATGATATGGCTGCGATTGATTATGTTGAAGCAGAAGAACGTGGTTATTTTAAAT